TAACGTAAGTACCTAGATCACTAATCTGTGATTCTGTAACGCTGAGAGCAGCCTGATGCTGTGTGACAGAGCTTTGTGTAATGTTTGCATCTGGTACATTAGCCCATGTAACAGCAGCAGTAAGATCGTTAGTCTCTGTAAAAGAAGTTAAGTAACCTGCATCGTTAGTTAATGTAGATACATTGTCACCAGGTTGAGTAGCACTGTCAGCCAGTGTACCTTGAGCAGCAGTAGCGTAGTCTGTTGTATCAAATGCTTTAACTTGTGCTAGGTTAGTGACTTCACTATCCATTAACGCACCAGCAGCAGTAACGTTAGTTGCGTCTGTTACATCAGCACTGGCTTCTATACCAGCTAATTTAGTTTCTTCAGCAGTTGTGTAGGATGCTGTAGTAGCGTCAAGTACAGCAGAGTGTGCTTGTACGTCAGTACCTATAGTTAAACCAAGATTAGCTCTTGATGTTAATGCACTAGCAACATCAGATAAGTTGTTAGCTTGTAACAAAACACCAGTAGCAGATACATAGGCAGCTACCCATGCAGAGCCAGTGTAGACATGCATAACATCTGATGTAGTGTTAAAGTATAATGCACCAGAAACTAAAGCGTCACCGTCATTATCTAGTGTAGGGTCAGATGCCTTAGCACCTAAGTATTTATCATCAAAGTTATCAAAAGCAGCTAATGCAGCAGCAGCCTCTGCAGCAGCCGTAGCAGCCGATGTAGCAGCATTTGCTTCACTTGTAGCTGCGTTAGTCTCTGATGTTGCAGCGTTAGTTGCAGATGTTCCTGCAGCCGTTGCAGAAATAGCAGCATTAGCAGCAGAAGTTCCTGCATTAGTTTCTGATGTGCTTGCGTTAGTCTCAGATGTTGCAGCAGCTAGTGCAGATGCAGCAGCATTAGTTTCTGAACTAGAAGCTGACGTTGCATCAGCATCAGCAGAAGTTGCTGAGGTAGCAGCAGAAGTGGCTGAAGAGGCAGCAGCAGTAGCAGATGCAGCAGCTTCAGCAGCCTTAGTAGAAGCTACACTAGCTTCATTAGCAGCATCTGTAGTAGCATCACCTGGTCCTCCTGCTCCTCTAAATATAGCCATTATACGTCCTTACTTGTTTGCAATGTACATCGTGACTTCAAAACCAAATCTCATCTCAGTGTATTCAGGCTTAGTCCACATAGTGTTTCCTTTGTCGTAGTTTAAGTATTTGTTGTTTCTTGTGGTTATCTAGTTCACGCTTACGGCAGAAGTCTTGCCAAGACATAACACCCTCCTATAAAGAAAGATGCGTTCCTTCGGTTTCCCTACTTCCGTCCTAATGGATGAACGACAATAATAAGACTCCCCAAGCCTTGTGAGCCTGGGGAGTTATCTGCTTAATTAAGCAGGAACAGCTAGAGCAACAGCAGCATCATCACGAAGCTCAGCTACACCGTAAAGCATATCTGATGTGAACAATGTACCGAGGTACTCTTGCTTGTACTGGGTCTGAGAACGTACGCCCATCTGCTCAGCAAGAACAAAAGCATCCTTGTGTGCAAGTAGACAGATACGGTCAGTAGTAGAGTTACCAGCAGCCGTGTCAGCATTGGTTGAAACGTAGGCTTTAACACCATACAAATCACCAATCATTCCGTTACGGATTGTGTTTGATGAACCAACATCACCAACAAACGCTTGCTCAGTGAATCTAGCTAGACCCATAAGAGTGTTACGAGTTGTTGGAGGAACGATCAAGCAACGATCAGTCATAGGAACATCTGCATCATCAAGTCGCTGGATAGAACGTCTGATACCTGCATCAGCCAATGCAGCAGCATTAGAAGATGAAGAGTTATAGACAGTAGCACCAGTAGAACCGATGAATGCGTTAGTTGATGCAGCAGCAGTTGCATAGTCGTTAGTACCAACGGTAGCACCGTTAACACCTCGACCAAGCTGAACCATGTCAGTATCAACTTGCTTAGCAAGAGCGTAGCCAGCGTCATCAGTGTAGAACTTTCGTAGAGAAGCAAGTGCTTGTGTCTCAACGATGTCCTCAATCAAACGTGAGTACTCGTAGTGCTTGTTGATAAGAACCTGGATTTCTGACTCAGTTGCAGCAATAAGTGTAACTTGAGTAGAAGCTGCCTTCTCAGATGCAGAACCACGAGTAGGCTTCGGGATGTGAAGCGTATCGCCCTTCTTACCTTTGAAAGACATTTTGCTGAACATGTTTGCAGCAACAAGATTAGCCTTATATGCTGCGATGATTTCGTCACTCCAAATCTCTGGGATAAACTTATCCGCAGTGGTCTTGGTGACATGATTAGTACCTAGTGCCATTTTTTATTTCCTTTCAATTATTTGACACGTCCCTCCGCATATGCAGCCATAATCTCATCTGACATAGCTTCGTAACGTGCGGGATCACGTAAACGTAAGTTAATAAGATCAGCCCTTCGATAAGTTTTTCTTGACGTTGGTGCAGGTGAACCAGTGTTTACTGCAGCAGTTTTTAAACTTTCCTGTGTTCCTTTCCTTGATTCAGCAACTAACTCAGGACTAGAAGTTTGTTGTGGTTGACTCGGATTCATCATGTTCCACGTTGATAATAATTCAACAGCAGAGTCATAATCAAACTGAGAATGTGCCTCTGTAAAAAGTCTAGTTCTTACAGGAGACGCTTTAATCCACTCAAAAAACTTAGGGTCTTGCGTTACTTCATTAAGGTTAGGAAACTCTTGGTTTAAACGCTGAGTTACCTGTTGTTGCTTAATAGACTGAGCTTGTTGCCTAGCCTCAGCAATAGCAGGATGTTTTTCTACAGCCTGATTTACAGCACTTACCGGATCAGAAAAATAATCGACTTCTGTATCTTCTTCTTGTTGGGGTTCAACGGCTTTCTTTTCTTCGAGTTGTCGTTTCAAAAGTTCGTCAGCTAGTTTTCTAACTTCACCAACTTCTTGAGCTTGTCTACTGTTGAGCTTTTCTAACTCTTGGTGCATCTTAGCTACATCTTCAATAGACTTGCCTCGATACTTTTCAGGTAATTCTTCTTTAGGTTTCTCCTCTACAGCAGGTTCTTCTACTGCTTGTGGTTCCTCTTCTACTTTACCTAGCTCTTCAACTTCACTAAACTCAATATCTTCTTCTTGAACCGGTTCTTCAAATGCAGCCATATAGTCTCCTGTCACGTTTGTGATTTTAGGAATTAAAAAAATATCACCAGACGCTAACCCTCTCTGCGCTTGTTGGCGATTCTTGTTGCTTCTTCGTGCTTCCTAGCCCAAGCATCAGCAGCAGTCGGGAAGTCTCCAGTGACTCCTTCTAGCGCAATACGTGGTGCTGAGATAATACGAAGTGACATACATTGACAAACAGGACACTCAATAGCGTTTACCTCTGAGTCAATATATTCTTCTGTGGTATGACCTTCGCCACACCTAAATTCAAACATTCGTTTACTCATTGTTCATCTGCTCCCAGGCTTCCTCAGAAAGTTTCTTGAGAGTTCTAATCCAATGTAAAACGTCTAACTGTCCTTTACGAAAGTTTAACTCTTCTAGGCTTTGTGTAGCCATCAGATTATTTCTTTCTTCAATCATTGTTTCTACATCTGTCAACAGGTCTTTATAACCTTGTGTTGACATCATGTCAAATCTTGCTTCATAATACTCTTGGAGTTCTTTATCCAAATGGAGTTCTCCTGTTAATAGTTTTATTAGTGTTTATATTATACCATACTTTTAATATTTTGTCAAGCGTTATTTTGTTTAGATTGCATTTGCATATTAACTATCTTTTCATTAGAATCAATAGCTCTTTCTTTAAGAATCATTTCAGCAGTCTTAACACGCTTATCAAACTCATTCTTATCTTTAGTATTAATGTTTGCTGTCAATGTTCTAATCAAATCAATCTTAGCTTTGTCATCAAGTAATGATGTTTCAGCTATTAATTTTTGTGCTCTAGCTTGTGCTTCTTGTGCGTCAGCAGCAGACTCTTGTGCTCTAGCATTTAACTCATTAGCCTGAGCCTGTACTAGACCCATCTGTAACTGAGCTTGTTGCTGTTGCATTTCTTGAGCCTGTGGATCAGGTTGTGACATTTGATCTAACTGCATTACCAATTGTTCTTTGTTCATTAAACTAGAAGTACCTATAATACTCTTTAGTAAAATAGGAACAATAGGTGAATCAGGTCCAAGCGTTTGCATCAAGCCAATAAGCTGTTGTTGTTCGTGTTCTTTGGCAATAGCACCAATAGAAGAGAACGTAGTAAACTTAAAGTCTTGCATTGGGTAACGGTCAGGATCAAACTGCATATAACGATACGCAACCTTCTTGACCATTGGAATGATGAAGTCATCCTGAAACGATGCCATTGCCACACGATTCTTCTTGACAATAGCAGACATAGCTAATGACATACCCATACCGTTGTTCTGCCCTCCACCTGCTGCACTCTTGACCAACTCTGCCGAGTCTAGTGTGCCTGTTGCTTGCAGCAGCATTGCTTCAAAACCTTTAGCTGTTTCATAGTTAGAAGCATCCGTACTACCGAACTTAAACGGTTGTAAGATTTCTGCAGGGTTTCCATTAGTCAGGATGTTTTTACCAGGTCTAACTTCGAACTTCATACCTCTCGGTAATCTTGTAGCATCAATACCCATCATAGGTGCAGTAGTTAGGGCTAGGGAGTCCATATGACTACGTAGCTGGGCATCAATAGCTTTTTGCATGTTGTACCCCTTCTCGACTGTTCCAACGCCATAGAAGAGCCCTGGACGAACCTCAGGTCTATATGCAATGATAGGTCTGTCTTCCATCATGTAAGGAGACTTCTCTGCTTTTAAAAGAGTACCATCGTTTGCAATAATAACAATTGCTTCAACAAGACCGGATACTCTGTCAGCAGATGACTCGTCAGGGAATAGATCGACCACCTCCTCTTCTTCATTTTCTACTTCAGTTAGATACTCTTCAGGTACAAGACCATAGTAACGAATAATCTTAACTTTATCGTCTTCATACGTTGTGTTCTCAAGATGGCTAGGATCTAAATCATCACCTTCGTAGTGAGGTTCAATGTCTACCTTACGATAAACACCAGACTCAATACCCTGAACAATCTGATACAAACTAACATACTCTTCTACTGCAACACCCATTGAGTCATTAATAGCATCAGCATTAGGATCAATCAGTAAGTTTCTAGGATTAACAGGCTTGACTTTTACTACAACCTTTTCTTGTTCGGTAACACCAACAGCAGCCATACCCTGTTCTCCAGGCATTTGCTGTGTTGTAGGTATACGTTCCATTTCAGTCTTAACTAAAACTTCTCCAATACCAGTACCGTATATTTCTGCTAGTTTAACAATAGATGATACATTATTAATGTATGCGTTATTATGTGTGTCTTCTAGCAGAAGAGCTTGCATCATTTCTACATCAGTTCTTTCTTGATCTAAACCGTCATCTGTTATTTCGAACAGTTTTCCGGATCCAGCAAAGCCTTCCATAGTTTCCGCAACCCTGTTATCAACAGCTTGACGGGTAGCAGGACTAATGATTTTACTACGCTCACTGTCCCTTGTACGATCTTCTGCGCTCCAAATTCCATAGTATATCCTTTCATATTCATCCCACTTGGTTTCATAATTAGTATCCCTCCAATCTCTCCACCTATCACAGTGGTCAACAACAAAAGATACTAGATCTTTCTCACTTTGAGATGTAACTACTTCATCATCATCAAACTTTTCCATGTATTCTCCAGCCATATTATTTCCTTGATTTAGTTAACGCTGTTTGCCACATAGCCCCTAGCGGGTCAACCCTTAAGTCAGCTTCTAACGGAGTACCTTTTTTATATCCGCCTTCTGCGTATTTAATTGCTTGATTTTTATTTTTCATAGGTAAAAAGTTCCCTGTCCTACGGTTGTAATCCATAGCACTCATATTATCTTTAAACTCGTATAACTCACCACTAGGTAGCTGAACAATAGTAGGAAATACAAACCAATTACCTTCTTCGTCTTGCTCTGCTGCCATTCTATGAGTAGAGACAGAACCATCTTGGTTCTCAATGTAAGGATAGTTTTGTGGATTGTTTATCCTATCCATAAACTCCGGCTTGTTTGGCATATTTAGTATCCTGATATAATGTCTAAGGGTTCGTAATCATCTTCGTAGTCTTCAAAGTAAACTGCTGCGTTAGCTATATGAGCAATTAAACTAACTGAGTCAACCATGTCATCGTGTACACCAGTCGTAGGAAAGTTAAGTAACTCTTCTTTAAACTCTCGTACCCAGTCTCCATCACAAAGCTCTACCTGCCTGTGTTCAAACCTACCCTGCAATGCACCAACAACTCTATCTACCTTACTCTTATTGCCTATTGCTATTTCTTCTATTCTGGGATATACACTTTGCTTTAACATCATCTCTGTTAAGTAAGGCAGCAACGCTCGCATCAGAGAACCTTTTTCTATTCCAATTACTTGTATGTCGTATAATCGGACATGATTTAGGATTCTCTCGCATATCTCCTTTAT